ACGATGAGTTTATGGGTGGAAAAGATTTAAGAGATGATAGGGTAAAAAAGGAAAATCCAGCAGTCGGTAAAATTCTAGACAAGTATGAAGAAAAAATATATGCTGAAGCATATAAACTTTTTACTGAAAAATACGGAATTCCTATTATTAGAAAACCAGTTAACTCTACGCACTTTGTAAAATGGATTACTGGAATGAATTCTAAATTACATTGTGATTGTGAAAAACCTGACGGAACACCAGCGTATGCTGCTGATTTTTATACATATAATGTTTCTGTGTTAATGTATCCTAATGATGAGTATACTGGCGGAGAGATTACTTTTCCAGATTATGACTTAATCGTTAAACCAAAACCAGGGGATATGATTATGTTTCCAGGAAATGGAGCCTATAAACATACTGTGCAAAGGGTAGAAAGTGGAACTCGATACACAATGCCATCTTGGTATTCTTTTGATGTAAAACAAAAAGTTAATCCAGAAAAAAAAGAGTACTCATACATAGATTCTGTTCAACTTTGGGAAGGTTTGCCAGATTTTGATAAGATAGATCCTGTTGGCATTGACGTTAGGAAATATCTTAATGAAAAGCCATAAATGGAAAGATTCTGCTTTATGTTTAAATCAAGATACTAATTCTTTTTTTGATAAATATGAAGAGGGTAGCGTAGATTACAAAAATAATATTGATCAATTATGTTTAAATTGTCCAGTGTTAAAAACATGTTTTGCTGTTGGGGTTTCTGGCAAAGAATACGGAGTTTGGGGCGGTATTTATTTAGAAGATGGAGAACCATCTAAAGAGTTTAATAGCCACAAAACTAAAGAGTCGTGGTCCAATCATTGGCAAGCCTTAACATTAGAAAATAAATAATGTATACAGATAATATGCGTAAGGCTTTTAGATCTATTAGAGCCCCTAAAAATTTTAATGTTGATATTGTAGACAATGAACATTTTTTGGTTGTTCGAGCAGACGAAGTAGCCTTTACAAAATTAGGACATGATGATAAAATAGAAGCAGTGCAATATATGATTAGAGTCAAAAAAGCATTAGAAGAAAATGGAGCAATTGTGTTGTTAACCAGAAAGGCTACAAAATAGTGCAAACATTTTTACCATCTACTAATTTTGCTTGGGCTGCTCAAATGCTAGATTCTAAAAGACTTAATAAACAAATATTAGAGGGGTATCAGATACTCAATGTGTTATCTGGGCAGTCTCCAACTGGTGGCTGGCGTAATCATCCTGCTGTCCTTATGTGGAAAAATCATGAAGGGGCATTATTAAAATATTTAGATTGTATGATTATTGAAGCAAAACAACGTAATATTAAAACAGACAACAATGAATTTAATATACAAAAATTATTTAAAAAAGTTGGCAAAAATTGGAATACATTAATGCCTAAATGGTTTGATGATGACTTAATTTCAATGCGTATTATTACTACACATAGGGCTAGTCTTTTTAATAAAGATCCAATGTATTACGCTAAATTTCAATATGCAACATTGAGCCCATACAATACCCCATGTTGTCCAGATCGCAAAGAGCCATGTAAATATTATTGGCCTACGCACAAAGAAAAGATAAATGCATGATAAGTTTAAATAAACAACAAACATATATTTGTTCTTGTGGATCTAAAATATGGTCTATATCAGCAATATTTGAAAACAATGCCCTTGCCATATATTTTGACAACATGAAGTGTATGCAATGTGGGATGCCACCAGTTACTGTGGATAAATTAGATGGAGGATTAGTTTAATGCCAAGAGAACCAATTGCGCCCCTTACAGGCAAAGATAATTTTATTTTATCAGAAAACAAAATTGATTGCGCTTATTTAATTAATCAAAATCAACTAAACTCTGCAAAAATATTTTCTTGTAGAGAAGAATATGTTAAAACTTTACCGTATGGTTTAAAATATATGGAGGTTGGAGTAGCCTGGGGCTATTATTCTGAATTAATTGCAAAACAAAAAAATCCAGAACTAATTCATTTAGTTGATTGGTTTAACCAAGATTTAAAATGTTGGTCTTGGAGAAGGTTTGGAGAGTGTAAGTGTGAAGGATTTAAACACGAATTGCTGTATACCCCCGACACTCATGAAAAATATATTATAAATAAATTTAGTAAATATAATAATTTAAAAACTTTTAAAGGTGACAGCAAAGAAATTTTAAAAAATATATCAAACAAATATGACTATATATATATAGACATAACAAATAAAAGAGAAGACATAAGGCCAACCCTTAACCTAGCATCACAACTTATTGAAGACGGTGGAATTATTGGACTTAACGATTATTTAATTTATGATGGTATTATTGAAGATATGCCATACGCTACGTTCCAAGTAACAAATGAATTTTTGCTAAATAATTCGAATTGGGTGGTTGACGGCATGGCTTTGCACTCATTAGGATTTTATGATATATACATAAAAAAGGAAAAACAATGAAAGACATACTTAGAGATTATAAATTAAAAAAACATAATAATCTTAATGATTTGTTTGAAGGAAATTTTGATGTAACTTGGCAAAAACACCTTGAGCAACTTCCAACTAATAAAAAATTAGTTTTTACAATTACTCCGACAGAAGTTCGTAGGGGTGTGATAGATGATAAAACTGTTACATATCGTTATAATAATGACTTTTTTAGATGTGATAATTTTATAGAAAAACATGATGGAAAACATATTTTGTTTGGTGGTTGTTCTGAAACTGAGGGTGTTGGTGGAAACATAGAAGATGCATGGTCTCATATGCTATATAACAAAATATCTAAAGAAGAAAAAGTTTCTGGATTTTTTAATTTATCAAAATCTGGTTGGGGATGGAATAGAATTATAGTTAATTCCTTAATTTATTTTAAAAAATATGGATATCCAGATGTATATTTTATACTTTTGCCAAATCATGAAAGAAATTTTTCTTATAAAAATGAATCTTCAACTTTAGAAAATTTGTTTACCTATGGTCAAAAATATCCTGAACCATATTTTGACTATGTAGATGCAACTAAAAATAATAATAGATCTAATCCCAAAGAATATTTTGAAAATTTTATTCATTTTTTAATAAATTGGAAAACATTTTATGAATTATGTGAAGCAAAAAATATCAAATTAATATTTTCTACTTGGGATGAATTAGATGGATTAAATTTACAACATGTTTTTTTTAACAACTTTTTTTTATTAACAAAAGAAAATGAAAGAAAGTTTACCAATAGTTATGCTAAAAATAATAAAATAAAACCAGAGGATTTAAAAAAAAGAGATGGACATAATGGGAAAATAGGTCATATTTTTTGGTCACAAGAATTTTATAAAAAATATAAAGAAGTGTCTAAATGACAAAAAAAATAAAAAAGGAAAAAAATGATTTATAAAAATGAAGATTTTAATTTTTATTATAAATTAAAAAAAGATTCTAGTCCAATAGTTAATGATATTTTTGATGATTTGTTTAAAGAAAATTTTGATATGACTTGGAATAAAAATCTTCCAAACAACGATCTAACAAGAGTTTTTTCTATTATTGAACCTGAGTTGCATTCTGGAGCAGTAGACGACAAATCAGTTTTTTATCAATATAATGAAGACTTTTTTAGGTCTGATAGTTTTAAAAAAGTTCATGATGGAAAACATATTCTTTTTAGCGGATGCTCCGAAACAGAAGGTGTTGGGGGAAATATAGAAAACGCCTGGTCCCACATGCTTTATAATAAAATTTCTAAAGAAGAAAAATGTTCTGGATTTTTTAATTTAGCAAAATCTGGATGGGGCTGGTCTAGAATTATAATTAATGCTCTTATTTATTTTAAAAAATATGGTTATCCAGATACATATTTTATACTTTTGCCAAATCATCAAAGAAAATTTTATTATAAAGAAAAATTAAATGGTATTAAAGAGGGAACTGAGTGGGTTTATTATCAAACATATCCAAAACATTATGAACAAAAAAATAATAAAATTGAAAAACTTTCTGAACCAAAAGAATATCTAGAAGATTTTGTATTTTTTTTAATAAACTGGAAAACATTTTTGGAATTATGTAAATCAAATAGTGTTAAATTAATATTTTCTACTTGGGATCCTATGGATTTAGATAATTTAAAGCCTGGACCATTTAATGAATTTTTTGAATTAAAAAACAATGATCTTACTACATATCTTGATAAATATTATAAAACCCATGTGGTAGAAAAAGATGATTTAAGAAAAAGAGATGGGCATTGTGGAAAAGTAATTCATGCTTTTTGGGCTGAAGAGTTTTATCAACAATATAAGAAAAGGGGGAATGATGTTAAATAGTACAGTTAAAAAGATAAAAAGATGGTTTATTGTTAAAAAACAAATCAGAAAACTAAAAAAAGATTTAAAAAAACCAAGAATTTTTATATATTAAAGTTGACAACTATATTTTTTATAGATATAATTGTGTTATGAATAAAACAAAAATATTGTTATGTGCAGCCTTGTTTTTAAACATGCCTATTGCAAATGCTATAGAAAATGCAAAAGATGCCGTTGGTGATATAAGAGCAGTCCCTATAATAGTTCAGCATCCATTTGGAAATTCATTAATGAAAGTTTGTACTGGATTTTTATATTCTGAAAGAATTGTTTTAACTGCGGGGCACTGTATTTCTGAAAGAGATACCAAAAGTTTATATCCAAAAATATATATTGGGCCACCAGGAATGACATATTCAAAAGAAAATTTAAAATTATTGGAAATAGAAAAAACAATATTGCCAGCGGGTTGGGCACACAAAGGACCAAATGATTTTACTGATATTGAAGATTTTGGAATTTTAATATTAAAAGAACCTATTAAAATTAATGGTAAAGCAACTGTTGCCAATCAAGAACAAATTGATTTATACATCAAAAATAAAACTTTAGTTTCTACTGTTGGATATGGCAGACAATCATCAAGCCACGGACAAAATGACCTAACAGTACCACAATATGCTGAATTTCCTTTAGTTTCTCTAGATGTTGTAAAGGCTACATTAAATAGTACTCAATATTATGGAATGAAAATACATACTGTTCAAGTACCAGGAGGCCCAAGCACATGTAGTGGTGATTCTGGATCTGCAATATATGTAAAAAATAATCAAGATTACATATATATAGGACCTTTGGCTTGGGGTGTTGGCATGCATCCAAATTGTAGTGATAAAGGGTGGCAGAATAGTGTTATGTATGTTGGATCTGTTGCTACTTATGAATATCTTTATTTAATTAAAGAGGCAGAAGAATATGTTACCAAACAAAATGTAACAATAGCACCAAAACCAATTACTTCCCCTTCAACCAAAAAACCAATTATAAAAATAACAATAAAATGTTATAAAGGAAAAGAAATAAAAAAAATCTATGGAATTAACCCTAAATGTCCGAAAGGATATAAAGTAAAGGTTTAGGGTTGATGGTGCTATAATATATGTATTCCCTTTCAAAAAAAAGGGGGAAAAGGAGAAACATGTCAAACATTGACACTAAACAACTAAAGGCTATGGGAGCATCTTATGGTCGATCAGTACTAGGTGCAGGAATTGCTCTATACATGTCTGGAGTAACTGATCCAAAGGATCTTTGGGCTGCTCTTGTTGCTGCCATTGCGCCCGTTCTATTACGTGCGATCAATCCTGCAGATAAGGCATTTGGCTTGCTGCCAACTGTTGACTCAGTAGAGGTGGCTTTAAAGGCTGCTAAGGCACCTGTAAAGAAGGCTCTGCCAACTTCAAAACGTAAAACCAAGTAATATAGAAGTATAATAAAATAAATTGGCCATGCAGAAATGTGTGGCCTTTTTTATTTAATGATATAATAAAAATATGTATAAAATAATTAATAGTTTTTTTAATGAAGAAGAAATAAATATTATATTAAATAATATAAAAGAAACAGAAGATACTGGTGCTGGAAAAGTATACAGACAAACTGGAAGAAAATTAATTGGTTTGGATAATTTAAACAAAAATATTATTGATAAAGTTGAAGCCTATGTCAACAATACATACAATAAAAAATTAATAGTAAAAGATATTGGCTTTATGAGGTTTAAAAAAGAATATGGCACTCCTAAACTTTTGCCACATAAAGATGATTATGCCTGTGAAGTAGTATTTGACTATCAAGTTAGAACTAATAAAAAATGGGATTTGCTTATTGAAGGTAAAAAGATAGAACTATTAGACAACGATGCAGTTTGTTTTGAGGGAGAGAAAGAAGCCCATTGGAGAGAAAAAACATTATTTAACGATGATGAGTTTGTAGAAATGATTTGTTTTAATTGCATTGGAGATGGACATTGGAGGCATACTATGGATGTTAATCCAAAAAATGAAATAGAACAGGCTAAACAAATACAACAAGTATTTAAAGATTGGTCTTATATATATAATGGCTGACTAGGAAAATTTGATATTTTTAAAAAAATATTTATTGCATATCTAAAATCACTTGCTGGTAATATTCCGTGCCTATTAAACCAATTGCCAGGAAAAGACACTAACATTCCAGGCTCTGGTTTTATTTTAATTTTGTGATGGGGAAAATAAAGTTCTCCTCCAGAATAGTTATCATTAAGATATAAAAGATTTGATATATGACCACTCCAAGCATATTTAATATTATTTTGTATATCAGTAAGAGTGTCAGTATGAACATCTGTTGCAAAATTAGGTTTTCTTCCATTTAAATAATTTGTTTTTAAATTAATTTCATTTGCTAAGTCGTCATGTTCTAACTTAAACCCAAAAATATTTTCGGCAGTATTTTTTATTTTTTCTTTATATTTAGTAATTATTAAATTTGTTTCTTTTATTTGATTAAATTGAATATTTTTATAATTAAAATCACACAACTTTTTTAATAATTCTAATTCTTCTTTATCAACAAAGTTTTTTATAATTTTAATTGAATCTGGACCTGTTCCTAAAGTTTGTGTGACACCATCCATCTCTATATTATTTTGAGTAGTAGCAACATCATTTAAGATTGACTCAGGGTTTATATTTGGAACATTTTTTATTTCAAAATAGCCACGCTGCATACTATTCTTCTATCAATTTGTTTTTAAAGTCAGAAAATCTTGTCCATAAAGATATTGTATATCTAGTTGCTCCATGTGTTTTAGTAACCCCATGAATGAAATGAAGATTGCCAGGAAAGCATACAAACATGCCAGGTTCTGGAACTATCTTGACATCTTGTTCTGGAAAATATAATGTGCCACCCTCATAGTCTTTATTTAAGTAGCAAATAATTGAAAGATGTCCGCTCCAAAGAAATGGAAAATCCTTTTTTTGTTGTGCAAATAAATTACCTTGATCATAAATTTCTGGTTGATGGTAATCAATAATGTCTGTATGTGGTTCTAAATATGATCCTTCTGGATGAATAAATAAATCTAATACTCTTTCTTTAGTTAATTTAAGACCATACAACTCTTCTGCTTGTTGTCTTAATTTTTCTTCATATTTAATAAAAAGTTTTTTTAATTCTTTATCATTAGTGCCACGTTGAGTTGCAGTATAATGATGAGTTTTATCTTTATTAAAATCTGCTACAGTTTTTCCAAATTCTATAAATTTATTAATGTCTTCTTGTCCTATAAAATTTTTAATTACTTTAATTGTACTAGGACCAGTACCAATAATTTTGCTAACGTTGTCTAATCGTTTTTCTGGCATATTGGATGGCGGTATAAAATTCTCTTCTATCATATCTCCATTATACATCATTCTATGGTATAATAATTTAATGCCACAAATAATGATACCTCAAAAGCAATTAGAAAATGCAAAATTATATAGCACTAGGTATGAATTTATAAAAACTTTACCAAAAGGGATAACATTTTTAGAGGCTGGGGTCCTTGCTGGAGATTTTGCAATAAAAGTTATTGAAGAATGTCACCCATCTAAATCAATCTTGATTGATCCATACGAAACAATAGACTGGCATGCACCAGAGTATGATGCCCCAAGATGGAATAGTCAAAATGATCATTTTAATTTTGTTTGTAAAAGATTTGAAAATATTCCAAATGTAAATCTCGTTAAAGATACATATCATTCATTTTGTTCTAAAAACAATGAAAGTTTTGATTTTTTGTATATGGATTATGACGTAACGGAAAAATCAATAAGAGAACAAATAGAACTTTCAATACCAAGATTAAACAAAAATGGAATATTAGGATTTAATGACTATAATATTTATTATAATGAAACTAAAACTGGAGAAAAGATGGGAACTGTTCCTGCAATCAACCGTTTTCTAAATAAAAATCCAGAATGGTACGTTTATGCTTTTGCTTTAAACGATAATTTAACTTCAGATATTTATTTAAAAAAACTAAATTAATTTTTTTATTTCTTCTATAATTCTATCTGTTATCAAATCATATTCAATTTCTAAAATAGTACTATTGATATCTATAATATGAACTTTAATTTTACCAACCTCTTCAAAAAGAATGTTGGTTATTTGTTTGCGAAGTTCTAATTCATTGGGAATCATTTTCTTTTTTTGTCAACATATTTGCATATGCCAACCTTCTAATTTGATCCATTATTCTGATCTGTTTTCTTTCAAATTTAGAAAAATCTTGCTTATTGGCTAATCTTTTTTTATTTTTATTTGCTCTTTTAACTTTAGACTGAGATACTTTATCATTATTTTTTTTCATTTATGCTCCATTTTTTTGTGTCTGAGTAGGGTCTGATTTGCAAAAACTCCCCACCTAACTTCAATTTCTTTGTTACACATATCACAAATAACTACTTTTTTATTCACGATCAAATTCTTTGTTTGATACCCAAAATCCTTCTTGGTCAACCCCATGTGTCATAAAAAAATAACATGAAACAAACCCAATAAAAAAACTAAATAGCATTAATAGTGCAGTCATTTTTTCTCCTTTAGTATCATTATACCCTACATCAATCAATTGTTCAAGTATAATATATAAATGGAAAGAACAATATTATATTTAGTTTATAGTCCATTTTTGCGGGCATTTAAAATAGGAATAACAAACCTATCCAATAAAAGATATGCCCAGCATAGAGCAAGGGGATGGATTGTTATGAAATATTGGTATTTTCAGGATAGGAAATTGGCTAGTTGTGTAGAAAAAAGGGCACTCGAATTGTTTCGTGCTAGATTCCCTGGAACATATTTAAAGAAAGAAGACATGCCACAGGATGGATATACAGAGGCTTTTGACGCTAAAAAGATATCATCAAAAAGAGTAATTAAGATAATTAATACTATTATAAAAGAATACGAAAAACTAGATTATTCACAAATGTAAGAAAATGACATATGGAATTTATCGTCTGTATCTATACCAACAGGGGTATTGTTATTAAAAGTTTGATCTGCAGCACTACTTCCTATTACCCAAAGAGTAAAAGTTGAAGATGTTGGTACAAGGTGTCCTTTAAGGCTATAGTGATCTATACCCTGATTTGTAATTTTGTGAATAGATCCACCATAAACATCAGTGTGATATTTAGATGCAAATGGCAAAGTAAGAGAGTATGCACCAGTTCCAAAATTTGACACATTAGTAAATAAAACATCTATTTGCACAGTTACAAGATTACCAATTTTAATATAAGATCCAGTAGCAGGAGTATTGGTGTATGCTAATCCTGTACCACTCCAAACTGGGTTGTAAGAATTAATTGTTGTTGTTCCAGTATCTAAATTTGCATCTGCCCCATCAGCCCCATCTGCACCATCTGCGCCTTTTGGTAAAAATATACTCCATTCTGCAGTGTTTCCAACAGGATCTCCTAGTCCACCACTTGATGTTGCAATGTATAGGTTATTGTCGCTTCCTTTTACAACTGCAACATTTGCTAAATATCCATTTCCTGAAACATAGTTGCCTAAGTAAACAAGCCCTGGGCTACCA